GCAGAAGTAATCGGCTGCATTGGATACGCCCAAGGAAGTGAGTGAGTAGGCATTTCAGCTTTATCGTCTGTATGCCAACCAAGAATGCGGACTTTGCATCTACCCAAATAAAGAGGATCGTGTCGATCTTCGACGCACCCCTGCCACCAAACAAATCCTTCTTTTCCCATGAAATGAGCCATTATGAAATCCCCTGCAATCTAGGCGAAACAGTTGAACCAGCAGTTGTAGCTTCTTCTTGGTCATTTTGTCTACTACCACCAACTTTTTTATGTAAAGAATCTTTGACTGCTTCAAATTCTATGGTGTAATTTCCAGACGAAAATTTATGTCGTAGTTTAGTTATCAAATAATAACCACTATAATATTTGTGGCCTTCGGCCTCTCCCCCAGATTTATTTTCTAGAAAATTTGACGGCAACTTAAATTCTATCATATCTCCAACACTTCTAGAAGAAAGACCAGGAGCAGTAATATTCACTTTAATATTCTCAAGTTGCTGGATCTGCACCTGTCTAGACTGCATCCATTGCTCTACTCGATTGGGTGTAATATTTAAGTTCCTAGCCGGTTTACCATATACAGACAATTCCAATAAATCCGAATGGCCTGTTGGAAATCTAATTTCATGAGCAAAATTAGTAGGATATAGCGAGACACTTGAAGTTGGTGCTCCTAAAGCAAAATTATTAATGGTACTTAATTTCTCCGCGCCCATGTGAGCAAATGTATCAAAGAAATTCTTTTTATCTGCTGCTGGCAAATCCGTATTTGGAGTTACCTCAGTTGCGCCAGTTGTTGCATCTCTAGTTGTTTTTAACAAGGTAGCATTTGGATCAAAATAATTATAATCAAGAGTATCCCATTTCATTCTAACTAAATCATGAGTAATCAATCTATTAGAATACATTCCTTTTTGTAAATTTTTAACTATATCAAACTGTCCTGAAAATTTAAAGCTATTTACAGATACCATTTCCGAAGCAATATTCTTGCCATCTTGTTTAGCAATTGGAATCTTTTTTGGAGATACGGTGTACACTTCTTTAATTTTTTCCTCAATCTCTGTCCATATAAATTGCTCACCCTCTGCAGAATCCCCGCCATCTTGATCTGATGCTTCATATCCCCCTAGTCCACCCTGCATAAGAGTCTCTAACGATACAAAAAAATGCCCCTTTATGGTTTCAAAAAACACAAAAGAAGACCCTGCTGCCTTTTGACTAACAGACACCGCTCTAGAAGCTAAAAAATTGAATGCACGAAATGGAGTATAGTTTGGTATAATTAAGTTATTAATATTCTTTGTGGGTTCAATAAATACCTTTTTTACTTTTTTTCTCTTTGAGCCTGATCCAAAATATTTGTTGTAAAGATCCTTCATGCTCTTGGAAATTCTCTGAGGTTCCTTAAATCCCTTCATCACTTTTGTTTTTAAATTTATGAGATATTCCTCAGTACAAAAATGTAAAGTATATCTCTTTAAGCCATACTCTTGATCAGTAACATCTGAAATCTTATAAACTCTAAATTTCAATTTTATATGGCCATCATTTTCACTTCCAGCAGCAAGAGGAGATTTTTTCTTTTCAGCGCCTTCACTGGCCCCCTTTTTAGCTATAGGACTTCTCACCTTTTTCATATTTTCTGTTTTAGCTTCTATTTCAAGAATCTCCTCTCCAATAATAGGTACAGATTCCATCAGTCCAATACCATCTAATATAGTGATATTTCCAGCCAATGTAGGACTAGAGATGTCTTCATAAATATTAAATTCAACATAAGAAGCGCGGAGATCTATATCGCCCAATTCCCCATCTTTTCTATTAGGTGAAATTAAATGTAATCGGTCTAACTGAAATAGTCCTGCTTGTCCAGGCAGTTCTGCTTTAGTTCCCTTCGCAATAGCTGGATTTTTTGCAGAATGATCTTTAGAAGATGTAGTCTCTCCTGTTCTTTTTTCTCTGCGCTCCAGAACAATACCGGCGGGGCCTTCTGATGCCATAAACTATACTCCAAATGTTTCTGAATGTTCTTTCATAATGGTAGAAGCGAATGTTTTAGATATCAATTTTATTTGTCGTTTTGCTTCATTTTTATCTACCTCCCAATCATAAGAATAAACAATTTCCCTAGAACCACTATCTAAACTATTGTAAGTAGTTAAATCTACTTCAATAGCCTCTTCTGCAAGCGGCTCTGTAGTTTCAGTTGCTTCCACCCTAGCACGTGTAATATACTTATAATGATGTATATCTGATTTAGAAGCATCAATGGTTCCATACTTACGAGTCATATACTGCCTAAAATCTTCATTAGATAATGGCCAATCATAGAGGGGATGATGCATATCATTAATCAAAAAAATCAGCCATGTAAATTTTACATCACCATATTTCTTATAAGCAGTTATATCTGGACGCTCTCCCTCTGGAATATAATAAGGATTATAACTCACAACATCTTCTGCTATTTGAATTCTCAACTTCTCTCTTACCATTAAATTTATAGCAACATTAGTTCTAACTGGTCTATTACCAGTTATGTCATAATTAACTTGTGGATAATGTGTAAAAAATTCTGACATTTTATAATCCTTCGTTCTCTACTCGTTCTCTTGTTACTATTTGCGTTTCCATAAAAGACAATTTCATTTGTGTATGTTGGGGGGAACCATCTGTATGAAAAACAACTGAAGTTTCCGTAGTATAATCTACAGTCATGCCAGTTAAAACACTCTCACCAATACCAAATAAATTAGGTGTTCTTGCTTCAGTTCCATTAACAAAATATTTAATTGTGAATTTTTCTGGATATCCCAATAACATAGATGAAGACACATCTCCCTTTGTAGAAGAAGGAAGCATTGCCATTTTCAAAACTTTAATTATTTTAGCTACTTCAGTAGCTTCAGAACTCGATTCCGGCCAGAAGTCAAAAGTATATTCAAAGGTTCTCATTTCTTTTGGGCCCTCATAAGCTGTTATCAGAAATGGATTAAGAACTGCTCCCTTACTCTTAGAAGCAAGCGCTCCAAGTCCCTCTCCTTTTGTAGCAGCAAACATCAAAGTTCCTACTGCACTAGCATCAGAAGTAGCTGCTTTTGCTTTAGCGTCCATATTTGCAGAAAAAGCTTTCATGTCTGAAATTTCTCCACCCTTAGTAGCACCACCGACCAAAGAACCTAATGCTTGTGCACCAAAAGAAGCTTTATATTCTGTATTTAATGCATCAGCAGGCATATACAGTGCTACATCCACTAATCCTTCTCCTGTTCCCTTGAAAGGCGTAGAATTAAACATTATCCAATTTTGAAAAGCTGGGGAGCCTAAATTTTGGGGATATTTTAGTAAATCTGGCATGTTGAAATCTCTCCTATTAAATATAACTATTCTATATATTTATATGGCATATAAAGGAAGATTTAGACCGCAAAATATCTCAAAATACAAGGGAGATTTCCGAAAAATTATCTATCGCTCGCTATGGGAACTAGAATTCATGAAGCAATGCGATAGAAAGGACACCATTTTGCAATGGTCTAGTGAAGAAATAATAATACCTTACAAATCCCCAATTGATGGAAAATGGCACAGATATTTTCCCGATTTCTGGATCAAGACCAAATTAGGCGAATCACTAATTGAAGTAAAACCAAAAAAACAATTAACCCCCCCAAAACTCTCCACCAAAAACAGGAAGACTAGAAGGTATTACATAGAGGTAAAACAATATGGAATTAACGAAGCAAAATGGAATGCTGCTAAGGAATTCTGTGAGAACAGGGGCTGGGATTTTAAATTTTTAACCGAAGACCATTTGACTAAATAATTACATGGCACAAGTAGAAGAATCCTTATTGGATACATTAAAAAGAGCGATAGATACCAATACTATCAAAGACAAAGCTAGAACTGCGGGTAACTGGTTTAGAACAGTAGTGAAAAGAGCAAAAGGCAATTTATCTGGTCAAACACCAGAAAAAATGCTATCAGGTATGCCAACGGTGGGCAATTATAAACTTGGTCATATGTACGCTTTCATGTATAATCCAAAACACCGCGAAACATTGCCTTATTATGATATGTTTCCTCTTATATTTCCTGTAGAAGTATACAATGATGGATTTTTGGGTGTCAATTTTCACTATCTAGATCCAGGCAATAGAGCAGTACTAATGGATCAGCTAAGTACATTAAGAAATACAGACAAATTTGATGAAAGAACCAAACTCAAACTATCATATAAAATACTACAACGATATGCTAGAGCTAAACCGTGTGTCAAAAGATATCTGAACGCACATAAACGATCTCCATTCATTGATATTCACGCAGACGAATGGGAAGTAGCAATCTTTCTTCCAGTAGAGAGATTTAAAAAACAGAACAAGAAAGCAGTATGGGCAGAAAGCAAAAAATCATTTCAAGCAGGATGGTAAAGGAATAGCATGGCAGAAGAAACACAACCGACACCAAGTGGTGGCAATTTTGCAATAACAGACTTTATAAGAAAAGCAGAAGCCAAGGGCGGATTTCTCCGAACCAGCAAATTTGCTGTACAAGTTCAAGGGCCACCAGGGATATCTACTGACACTCTTGATGTTAATCTATATTGTACCCAAGCAAGTTTCCCAGCTAGAAAATTTTCAACTGGATCTAAGAAAATATATGGTTCTGAAAAGTCTATACCATATACCGCTACATTCGATGAATCATTAGATTTAACTTTTTTCTGCTCAGCAGGAATGGAACAAAGAACTTTCTTTGAAGAGTGGCAGAATAAAATTCAAAATCCAATAAATTATAATATGGGTTTCCATAAAGATTATACGGGAACTATTTTTATTGGAGTATTTCCAGAAGAGACTAATGATATTCCTATTCCCTCTAATTCAAAATATATAATTGAGTTGGAAGAGGCTTGGCCTGAGATAATTAGTAGCATTGATCTAAATAGTGTCTC